ATGTCTAAGAAATTTAAATATGATAGACGTAAGATTGCTCAGGAGTTGGAATGTGATTTTTTAGGTTCAGGAGACGGGGTTATTCCAAGTGATACTCAAGAGAATATTGCAAAGAATATGATTCGAATACCTAAAGAAAAATATATGCAAGGGACGTTTTGGCAATGGAAAGAGCCGGTTGAGGGTCATAGGTATATTATGGGGGTTGATGTTAGTAGAGGAGATAGTGAGGATTTTTCTTCAATTAATATTGTTGATTTTGACGATAGAGAACAGGTTGTTGAATACATAGGAAAAATACCTCCCGATGATTTAGCTAATATTGCATACAAATGGGGTATATTATATGATTGTTTTATTGTAATTGATATTACTGGTGGTATGGGTGTTGCAACATCAAGAAAGTTACAAGAAATGAATTACAAAAACCTTTTTATTGATGGGATTAACACTCAGAATATTTGGGAATATAATAGAAAGGCTTTAGATAAAATTCCTGGTATAAATTTTAACAATAAAAGAACTCAAATTGTTGCTGCATTTGAAGAACAACTTAGAAAAGGATTTTTAGTTAGGTCAAGTCGTTTATTAAATGAATTAAACACTTTTGTTTATATGAATGGAAGACCTGACCACATGAAGGGAGCTCACGATGACTCAATTATGAGTATGTCAATGGCTCTTTACGCTGGTGATATGTGTTTCAATCAATTACAAAGGAATGATTCTAAAAATAAAGCGGTAATTGAATCTTGGGCGTTATCCGAAAGAACTTATGAACCATCTAAAACACATTACTCATATGGTTCATCTTTTGATCAAATAGGTGCAATGGGTATGGATACTAACAATATTTACCATAAAGATAACCCAACAAACATATCTAAGGACGTTTATAGAGAACATATGTGGTTATTTGGGAAATCTAAATAATCTTCCTATTATCAAAATTATAGTTTATATTATAAAGAAAAGTATTTATATAGAATGGCAAATCAAAACTCCACCGTATTTCAGAAGTTAACCAGAATGTTTGGTTTCCCTGGTCAACAGGCTCAACAAACACCATCTTTTAATTTTAACAAAGACGAATTATTAAAAACAGATAGTAGAGAAGACTACGAGAAAGCAATGTTACAGGCTCAACAGAGTCAATATATTGCAGACAAATGGTCAAAATTGGACCAATCATTATACAACCAATCGGTTTACTATGAACCAACAAGAATGGCGGCGTATTATGATTATGAATCAATGGAATTTACTCCTGAGGTATCTGCAGCATTAGACATATACGCAGAAGAATCTACTACTATGTCAGAAAAGGGTGAAATATTAACAATATACTCAGAATCAGAAAGAATTAAAACAATACTTGAGGATTTGTTTCAAAACAAATTGGACATTAATACAAACCTACAAATGTGGGCTAGAGGTATGGCGAAATATGGTGATGATTTTGTTTATTTAAAAATTGATCCAGAAAGAGGTATTATTGGTGTACAACAATTACCAAATATTGAAATCGAAAGAATTGAAGGAGCGTCAAGTAAAAAGGCGATTAATACAGATACTAAAGTACCATCAAGAGAATTAAGATTTCAATGGAAAAATAAAGATTTAGAATTTCAAGCTTGGGAAGTTGCACATTTTAGATTATTAGGTGATGATAGAAAGTTACCGTATGGTACTTCTATGTTAGATAAGATTAGAAGAATTTGGAAACAACTTTTACTTGCTGAAGATGCGATGTTGATTTATAGAACATCGAGAGCCCCTGAAAGACGTGTATTTAAAATATTTGTGGGTAACATGGATGATAAAGATATCGAACCGTACGTACAAAAAGTTGCAAATAAATTTAAACGTCAACCAGTATCTGACCCACGTAATGGTCAAGTTGATATGAGGTATAATCAAATGGCTGTAGACCAAGATTATTTTGTACCTGTTCGTGACCCCGGTCAAACTATGCCGATTGAAACATTGCCAGGAGCACAAAATTTAGGTGAGATTGCCGACATTGAATATATTCAAAAGAAAATGTTGGCGGCACTTCGTATTCCTAAAGCATTTTTAGGATTTGAAGAAGTTGTTGGCGATGGTAAAAATTTAGCATTAATGGATATTCGTTTTGCCAGAACAATTAATAGAATACAAAAATCATTAATACAAGAATTAAATAAAGTCGCACTAATTCACCTATATCTTTTAGGTATGGAGGATGAATTAAATAATTTTACACTTTCATTAACTAATCCATCATCTCAATCTGATTTATTAAAAATTGAAATGTGGAAAGAGAAAATAACACTTTATAAAGATGCAACATCAGACCAATCACAAATTGGTATCTTACCGGTATCACATACATGGGCTAAGAAAAATATTCTTGGATTTAGTGATAATGAAGTTGTTTTAGATTTACAACAACAACGTCTTGAAAGAGCAATGGGATTTGAATTAAACAATACACAGAATGTTATTAAACGTTCGGGTGTATTTGATGATGTGGATGCCAAGTATGGTATCTCTGAAGAAGAAAGAAAAAAGGCAATGGACGCGGCTGCAGGTGGTGAAGCACCAGGTGGTGGAGATATGTTGGGTGGAGGAATGCCATCAACACCAGAACCGCCAGCCGCTGGTGGAGACGCACCATTAAGTGAGTCTACTAAATCAAAGAAATCAAAAATATTAGGTATGCTAGGTGAAGAAAAAGAAGATTTCAACTCTTTATTTGATATGAAAAGAGCACAACAGAATATTTATGAAATAGAAACTAAATTGAACGATATTTTAAACGATTAAAAATGAACAAATTCGGAACGATAAAAACCAAAATGTTAACTAAAATAACTGAATCTTATTTTAAACAAAATAAGAGTGAAGTTAAAGATATGTTAAATACAATTAAAGAAAACAAAGCATTTAAAGAAATGTATTTGTTTTATGAAGAAATTGAGAATAAATATTTTGACGATAAAGAGATTGCAAAATTATACGTTGAGGGATTAAATACATATTTTGGTCAACCAATGGGTAATTGGAAGGATTTAAATGTATTTTGTGAATCTATACATAATAAATTGGGTAATATTGAAATTGAAACTAACGAATTATATGAATCTTTAGATATATTATCTGAAAAAGATTCATTATCAAATATTGAAAAAAAGGTTATTGCAAAAAAGAAATTAGTAGAACATTTAACAACTAAAAAAGATATCAACAAGTCTCAAGAGACAAAATTTGTTGTAAACGAAAATTTATTACACGCTGTTTTAGCGAATAATTTTAATGTACTTTATAGTAACACACTTTCTGAAGAACAAAAAATTGAATTAAAAACAATACTTGATTTATCAAGTGAAGATTTAGAAAACAAGACTTCCGAATTAAAGGAATCAATATTAAATCAAATTGGTGAGATTATAAGTGAATCTAAAGATTCTGAAATGGTAACCAAATTATCTAAAGTAAAGGACGAGGTATTAAAGAAGGAAACCTCCAAAATTAATTATTACAGATTAACTGAATTAAAAAATGGTCTTAACTAAGACCATTTTTCTTTTGTTGAACATATATTGCTTTCAAAAATTCCTTTCTTTTATTCACTGAAGGTTTAACAAATTCTTGTCTAGCCCTTAATTTTTGAATTTGTTTAGTTTTTTGAACTTTTTGTTTATAAGCTCTTAGAGCACTTTCAATGTTTTTTTCTTTTGTAACGTCAATTATAATCATAATATATAAGTATATCACAAATATATGAAAATATTTTTGGAATTGTAAGATATTTTCATTATAATTTATTAACACCATAAATAATATATAATGAAAAAACTTAATGAAAATTGGAAAATACATCCCACTAGGGACGTACAACAATGTGAAAATCGGTTATGGTACCGTAGATTTTAAAAATCTTAAAACCATTTATTTAAAATTAAATTCGTGGACTCAACCTGAAAATGAAACTGACGACTTTAATAGTACAATTAACAAAACAAGAAGAAAAGTAAAAGAAATAATATACAATCTCAAGTGTCCTAATTTTAAACAACAATCGATAGTCGATTTAGATATTAGAACTAAAGGTATAAAACTTGAAAAGAGGTCTTTTAT